ATGTATGAACTAAAAGAAAATCCGTATCCGATGCAACCTAGGGAACGCTTAGAATTTTTAGGAGAAGAGTGCTTGTCTGATGTTGAGCTGTTAGCGATATTATTGCGAACAGGGACAAAAAAATACTCATCATTAAATTTGGCCTTGGAAATTCTTCAACATTTTGAAACTTTGGATAATTTGCGCAAAGCTTCGATTAATGAACTCAGAGAAATTTCAGGCATTGGACTGGCAAAATCCATTGAAATTCGAGCAATGATTGAATTTGGAAAAAGGATACAAACCACTAATAGAAAACGTTACGGTCAAGTTTTGAGTTCCAGAGAATATGGCTTGAGTCTTGCTTTTGAAATGCAAAATTTTGAGCAAGAGCATCTTGTGGCGACTTATTTAGATGGTCAAAATCGAATTATTGAAAAAAAGACAATTTTTATAGGGGCGGTTAATCAGGCAACTGCAAGCCCTAGAGAGATTCTTTATCATGCAATAAAAAATCTCTCAGTAGGACTGTTAGTTGCACATAATCATCCCTCAGGAAATTTAAAACCAAGTCAAGCTGATAAAATATTTACTACCAAAATAAAAAAATCTTGCGAGGATGTGGGGATCAATTTTATTGATCATATTATTGTAGGGGCTGGTAATTATTTTAGCTTTCGGGAAGAAGAGATCAGAAAATGAAGGATTATATAACAAACAATCACTTCTCAACTATAAAGCAAAGAAAAAGAACAGTCAATAAAAACTGTTCTTTTATTTTGTACTAATTTAGTTTTCTTGAGCTCCCATGAAAAACTACATAGTAAAGGATATATATGCTTTAGATAATGGGTTTATTCTTAGTTTTTAATGATTTGTTGTATTTTTGTTGTAAGAAAATTATAACTCCAGTAGCAGCTCAATTATTTTATCCTTATCTTTATTTTCTAGCTCTTTTATAATATGGATATAGGTTTGCTGTGTGATAGCCACACTTGCGTGTCCTAAGCGTTTTGAAACAGTCATGATATCAACTCCATGATAGAGGAGAACAGAAGCATGAGTGTGCCTTAAACCGTGTACAGTAAGTGGAGTAGAAATCTTTAGTTTTTTCAATGCATGATCTAATGTATTTTGCAAAGCTGAGAGAGTTATTATTTTTCTATAAGGATGATAACAAACAAAGTCATGTATCGGTTTTATACCCAAACTTTCAAATAATGTTTTTTGCTGTTCTCTAAAATCTTTTAGCAATCGCATACTTTCATCATCTATAACAATATCTCTTATTCCAGCATCTGTTTTGGGCTTTTTGAAACCACCGACTTTGTTTCTGTAATTCCAAGTTCTGTGGCACTTAATGACATTATTATCAAAATTAATATCATCCCAGACTAATCCAAAAGCTTCACTGGCTCTCATGCCAGTAATTGAAATTATAAACAGCATAGTGGGAGATGAATAGTTTGGATTAAGCCTATTTCTGAAATAATCAACTAATTGCTTGTATTCATCAAAATTTACAAACTTGTCTTGCTCTGCTTTATCATTTCCATTACCTTTAACTACTGCACGAGTGGTAAAATCTTTTTGCAGTCGTCCCTCTTCAATGAGTGGTTGAATAGATGCTCTAACTCTAGTATGAAACCCTTTTGTAGATGCTTTGGCATGTGTTTCAGCAAATTTATTTAGCGCTCTTTGATAAGAAGATGCTGTTATTTCGGAAATTAAAACATTTGGCATATAGGTTTTTAAATATTTTAACGTTTGCTCATAACCTTTATAAGTCATTTCATCAATTGCATTTTTCTTATAAAGCTCCATCCAGTCTTTAAAATAATCGGAAATTTCTTGCTTGATGGGGTCAACAATGAAGCCTTTTTTTATCTTACTTTCAATATCCATTGCTTCGGCTTGCGCATCAGACTTTGTAGAAAAACCACCCTTTGTTAGACGAGGGAGTCCTTGTTTCGTTCTTGATATTGAATATTGCCAAGTTTTTCCACGTTTTTGATATGTAGCCATATTTGATTTTTACTCCATTTCTATGATAAAATGAGTACAGTAAAATAGCTTTTTTAAGAGCTTTTCTACTATATTGATATTTAAGCCGCTCTCCGCTCGCCAAAGTAGGAGCGGCTTTTTTATTTATTAAGAATTAAATTTAGATTTACTTGTAATTTGCCCTGTAGCTTTATCATATTGGATAGTGATACTTTGAGTCTCACCTTTAGTCCATGAGATAGAAGTCCAATTTGCTAGTACAGTTGTTTGATCTCCAACACTTGATTCTGAAGTAGTATCTGGTTTACCAACTTTTGCTTCAATTTCAGCAAAAGGAGTGCCACCAGAATAAGCCATGGTTCCATCATCGTTAAAGTTAGTTTTTGCAGATACCACAGAATCATAAATTTCTTGTGTCCATCCTGATTTTGGTTTTTCAGAAGAACTAGAGGAAGCTTTAGCTTGGCTAGAAGATTTAGATGTTGCAGTAGACTTAGAATCTGATGAATCTTTATCTTTGTCTTTTCCGCCTCCTCCAATTGCGCTACCTATAACAGCTACTACGATTACTACAACAATCCAGAACCAAATTCTTTTATAAATTGGTTTTTTAGCTTTAGGAGTTTTTCCATTTTTCATAAGTTTATATTTCCTAACCTAGCTTTTAACGAGGTTCAAGATGTTGCTCGTATTTTTTATTTAAATAACTTCATGATATTCAGCAGTATACTCTTCAATAACTGATTCGCATATCCACTTAAGTTTATTATTGAGTTCATACGCATCCATGAACTGACTGATATTAATTTCATTTGGTTCTGGTGCAAAATCCCATTTAGAAAGCCATTCATTGAATCTGTAAACTACCATGAATCGGTCAGCTTGTGCCTCTTGCTTACTCCCAAACATTTTAGAATGGCAATTATAATGGGTGTGTCCACAATAACAGTGGCCTAATTCATGAAGAATAACGTTTTCTTGTTCTATTATCGTCAAATCATCTCTGATATAGATAATATTATATTCAGGAAGATACAATCCCTTAATATCATCAATTAATACAACATCATTTTCTGATGGAATGAAATATATAATTTCAGCACCAAGCTCTCGAGAAAGCTCTCTAAGTTTACTCATAAATCGCCTTTATCAATTTTTTCTTTAAGAGTATTTTTCAACAAACGTTTGAAGAATTCTTTATCATTATCGTTAAGCTGTCCGCCGCCATAGGCACTAGCTTTACTTATTTGTTCTTCAAGATATTCATCGGTCAGACGATAATCTTCTATTTGTTTAACTTTATTTTGCTCATCTTGTTCTTTTAATTGAATTTTTGCAGTATCTAAGACTACTTTTTGTCTTGGCTCTTCGAGTTGTGAACTGATTTTATTTATTTCTTCTACTATAGGATACTGTTTTTTTGTTTTATTAGGTATTTCATCTTCAGATATACCTAACAGATACTCTGTAGATATTCCTAGGACTCTAGCAAAATCATCAGCACGATTCAACGGGAATTCTCTACTAAAATTAAAATATCTAGATATAGCAGATTTCGCCATATCAACTCTTCTAGCTAATTCAGATATGGAAAGATTCTGTTTATTTTTTTCATCTATTAGTATTCTTACAATTTCTTCATTTGTTCGCATGATTTTCTCTCTATAAACTTGATAAAAACATTATACCACTGTTCCCAAAAAAGCACAAGATGTAAGTTAAAAAAGTTTTTTTGTTTTTTTTTATAACTTTTCTGTTGACAAAAGAGAACGATAGTGATATTATTGATTTGTTCCCAAAAAAGAACGAAAGGAGAAATGAATATGACTATTGATTTAAATAGAATCAAAGCAGAACGAATCGCAAATGATTTGACACAAGACGAAGTTGCTAAGCGAATGGGATGGAAAACACGAGCCGCTTACGCAAAGCGAGAAAACGGCATTGTGTCTATTGGGGCTAATGAGCTTATCAAATTGGCTTCTATTTTTGGATACGATAAAGAAGATTTAGGCATTTTTTTTAAAGCGAACGTTCCCAAAAAAGAACGAAACTAGAAAGGAAAACACATGGAACAAACACTTGAAGTACAAGCAACTATTTCAGTTTTAATTCCAGAAGATAAGATTCTTGTAGATAAAGTTGAATATCAAGAGCTTAAAGAAAAAGACTTTGACGGTTGGGTTGGTATGGATGTATTCATAAAAAAATCAAACCGTAGTATTCCAACAGTTTCCAAAGTTTTAAGAAAACCTGATTTAAGAAAAAGAATATCAGTTGAAAACGGAGGTTGGGTATATTACCCAAATGGTAAAGGAGATAACTGGTCGTTTAGGTTTAAAGAAATGATGGATTTTATAAACAAAGAATTTTATCAAAAGTTTTCAGGAGGGAGTAAATAAAATGTTCGGATTTAAAACAGAAGAAGAAAAAGCTAAGTTAGCTGATTATGACAGACTTTTAGCTGAAAATAAAGATTTGCTAGCTCATGATAAAGCGATGGAAGAAAATCGCAATGAGTGGATGGATTACGCTAAAGCCATTGAAGCTAAACTTGAAGAAGTTGAAACAGAATTAATTATTCGTCGCAAGAATGATGAATTTCGTCAAAGGTTAGCGGTGTTGAAATGAAAAATCAAGTTAAAACAATTAATCATCTTGGTCAAGTAGTTTATCAAGAGTCAGTCGAATTTTATAAAGAAAAACTCTCAGTTTACTCAAAAGATTTTCTTAAAAATTCGCTCATCCCTCAGCTTTATGAATGGTCAAATGCTTATAAAGCAGTAGTTGAACTGACAAAATAAAAAAGCCCGCACTGGTAATGCGGACTCGGTAGAAAATTTACGAGAATTTCTACCTCTAGTATAACAAATTGGAGGAAAAAATGACAATTAATCAAGGGGGGGGATATGGAAATGAAACCAATTCCAGACTACCCCAACTATGCTGTAACTAAAGATGGGAGAGTTTGGTCTTATAACAGAAATAAATTTATAAAACTAAGAGTATCTAAAGAGAATTCCGTCATAGTAAATTTGAGTTTTGAAGGGATAAGATTCAGAAGGAATGTTGCTAGGTTAGTATTTATAGCTTTTAAAGGATATGAACCTGAAATTGTGAGACATAAAGATAATAACCCCACTAACAATTGTTTGAAAAATTTAGAGGGGATATCAAAGGAAGAGCATTTAAAGAGTTTAGGAAATGCTAGCAATTTCAAAAATCAGAAAAGAAGGAAAATGATTAAACTTAATCCAGAAACTGGCGGTAAAGAAGTAGTGGTTTACCCTTATAAGTCAACTGAATACGATTGTGCTTTGAAATGTTGCAATTTTAAACGGCTAACTTTCAGAGGAAATTTATATTTTTACCCAGAAAGAAAAGACCAACTCATGGATGAAATAATTAAAAGAATACGACTAAACGATCTTTATATATCAAGTCATCCTGAAGATATACTAGGAAAATACGCCTGTAAAAGACGCATAACTGAGAATAAAAAATATCTTGAAATACTAGAAAAAATTTAAAGGATAAAAAATAAATGCTTGAAAATCGCTTATGGGTTCTAATGGCAGAACGTCAAATAAAAATTTCTAGTATTAGTGATGATACGGGTATATCTAGGACAACACTAACTAGCCTAAAATATCATCGAGCAAGCAGAATTGACTTTAAAACATTAGATATTCTATGCCAATACTTGCGTATTACTCCAGGAGAATTTTTTGAATATAAACCAGATAAGAAAGGATTTTAAATAATGGCAGAAGAAAAATTAACGCTTTATCAGCTTGAAGGGCAGTTTCAAGAAGCCCTCAACTTGTCTGATGAAGATGAAGAACTTTTCATGGATACGTTAGATAGTAACGGATTCTTTGAAAATATGGAAGAAAAATTCGATGGTTACGGTTTTTTCATTAAAGATTTGAAAGCTCGTAGAGAAGTCGAAAAAGCAAAAGCTGACATTCTCAAAAAAGCTTATGATGACCAAATGAAAAAAGTTAAGTCATACGATAAAAAAGAAAAATTTGTCAAAAATAAACTTTATGAGTTTATGAAGATGACAAAACAAGAAAAAGTAAAAACGGACAATCACACGTTCTGGTATCAAAAAAGTGCTCCTAAATTAGAGATTACCAATCAACCATTGATTCCGAAGGCCTATTATTCAGAGCAACTGGATGAAAAGAAACTCAGTGATTCACTTAAAGCAGGTAATGTGATTCTTGGTGCTGAACTTGTGAAGTCAGAAAGTTTGAGGTTTAGATAATGAAAATAACTAAAGCAACAGAATTAGAAAAAGGAAGTAATTTTTCAGCCCTTATCTATGCGCCTCCTGGAACTGGTAAGACAACAACCATTAAATATTTACCTGGCAGAACGTTAGTAATTGATGTGGATCGCACAACAAATGTTTTATCAGGAGAAGAAAACATCGATATTGTTTACGCAGATATTAATAATGTTGAAGTTGGTTTTGCAAAAATGCTTGAGGAAATTCATGATGAACACATTCAAAATTATGACAATATTGTCATTGATAATCTATCGGAGCTAGAACAAGCGTGGCTTGGGGAGAAAGCTAAAAAGAGCAAAACTAAAGATGGAAGAATGATGGGAATACCTGAAATGGGAGATTATAATAAATTTTCTTTCTACCTTCGAAATCTTATCCGATATGTCAATTCTTGGCCGAATGTGAATAAAGTTTATACGGCTTGGGAAACTACTCGTGAAATTAAACTTCCTACGGGGCAACTTTATGATCAGGCTATTCCTCAAATACGAGAAAAGATAATTACCAATGTTATGGGGTTAGTAAATATGGTTGGTAGATTAGTAATCAATGAAGAAACGGGCAATCGAGGTTTTATTCTTACACCATCTAATGCTACATTTGCTAAAAATCAGCTTTCGGATGCAAAGTTTGCCAAGCAAGAAGAAATTTGGCAGTTTAAGTCAGAAGTAAAGGAAACACCAGATGAAACTACGTGATTATCAAGAAGAATTAGTTGAATCAATTAAAAGCTCATTCTTAAAAGGTAATCGCTCAATCATTGTGCAAAGTCCACCACGATCTGGAAAAACAGTTGTGATGGCTGATATTTCCAAAGGTGCTACTGACAAAAAGAATCATGTCCTATTCTTTAGTCACCGAAAAGAAATTAATGACCAGGTTGTCAAAACTTTTGAATTAAATCAAGTCAATATGGAATATGTCACGATTGGAAGTGTTCAGTCATTAGTTAGGAAAATTGATGAACTTCCACCGCCTGATATTATTCTGGTAGATGAAGCACATCATATCAAAGCAAACAGTTATAAAAAAATACTGGAAGCTTTCCCTAATGCCTTAAAGCTATTCTTTACTGGAACGCCTATTCGTTTGAATGGTCAAGGATTTGAAGATATGGCTGATGACTTAATAACAGGAAAGTCCATCAAATGGCTGCAAGAACACGGAAATATTGCTCCTTTTAAATATTATGCCCCAAATATCATTGATACTTCACAACTAAAAAAAACAAGCGGCGATTTTACACAAAAGTCAATGGATGAAGCATTTAAAAGAGCGATTTATGGAGACGTTATTGCTCACTACAATAAACTATCCAAAGGTAAACAGGCTATCTGTTACGCTCACAATGTAGCAACAGCAAAACATATTTCAGAAGAATTCAATCAAGCTGGAATAACCGCAGAAGTGGTTCATGGTAAAACTCCAAAAACCGAACGCGAAGCTATCATGAATCAATTTAGAGCTGGTGAAATATTAGTTCTGATTAATGTTGAGTTATTCACTGAAGGAGTTGACTTACCAGATGTGACAACTTGCATTATGTTAAGGCCAACTCAATCACTCAGTCTATTCTTACAATTTGCAATGAGGCCATTAAATCCTAAACCTGGTAAAACAGCGATACTGATTGACCATGTTGGAAACTATACAAGGCATGGGCTACCAAATGAGGATAGAGAGTGGACACTCAGCGGTATTTCAAAAAAACGTTCTGAGTATAACACAAAAGGTGAACTGACAATCAAGCAATGTGAAATGTGTTTCGGATGTTTTGATAGTTCAAATACAAGGACTTGTCCATATTGTGGTCATGAGCCTGAATTAACTGAGCGAGAGCTTGAAAATATCAAAGAAATTGAGCTTCAAGAAATAACAGAAGCAAAAGTTCAAAAACTAAAAAAACGAGTTTCTACATATATCAGTGCTGATATGTGTGACAGTGTTGATGAACTCGTTGAATTTAAAAATCAACACGGATATAAAAACGGTTGGGTTTTCCAACAACAAAAAAAGAGAGGGTGGCTATAGCCACAAGGTAATAAAAAATGTTTGAAATCGATTATGAAAAAGCGTCAGAATTCGGAAATATTGTAGATGGTGTTTATGAAGTAACTATTGAGCACTCCATGGAGAAAACAACTCCAAATGGAGCTGATTATCTTGATATTCCACTTCGCATCCGTACTGATTTTGATCAGCCACATAAAAATAGTGTGATTTTCCATAAAATTTGGCAGAAAAAAGATACTGGTAAATATCCAGAAGGTTCTATTATGAATCTTGCGAAACAAGCAGGGATTCCAAACGGCACAAAATTTAAGAGCTTAGATGATTATCTTGGCATGCTTGAAGGAAAAGCTTTGAAAGTCACAGTTAAGAATGAAACAAGCGAATCAAATGGTAAGACTTATGAAAACTTGAATGTGAAGAAAATGGAAACCAGTATGCTTGCGGCTCAAAGCGCCCCTGAAATCAGCGACGACGCTCTGCCTTTCTAAATATGGAAAATATAATGCTTGAGACGGCCTTACGTTACAAGAAACTCGGAATATCAATTATTCCAGTTTCTCGTGATAAAAAGCCAATGATAGAATTTGCAGATCGTGAGCCACTGACAGAAGATGAAATCAAAGCTTTTTGGAAACAAAATCCTACAGCAAATTTAGCCATGAAATGCGATAAATTCGTTGTGGTAGACGTTGATGTTCATAACGATATAAACGGGTACGAATCCATTCAACCGTTGTTAGATGAAGAATGGTGGAAACCTACCTTATCACAAACCACGGCGAGTGGTGGAAAACAATACTTTTTCTTGAAACGTGAAGATATGGCCGTGACTCAACGCATTGGATTTCTAAAAGGAGTTGACATCAAGGCCCACGAAAACAATTACGTTGTGATTCCACCTAGCGTTACGAGAAAAGGCCAGTATAAATGGGATAACCAGTTGCCAATTATTACTGCACCTAAAGAATTGATTCGTGAAATTATGAAAAACCGTGACAATTATACCCATTATGATTTTTCAGGATTTACAACAAGTGGAAGCAGCAAAACTGCTCAACTGTTTGAAACAATTGTTCATGGTTTGGGAGATAGTGGCGGCAGAAATGATGCTTTAGCTCGATTTATAGGTGGTTTATTTTTAAGAAATGTGGATTTTGATGTGGTCTATCAATTAGCTAAACAAGCTAATTTTGCCACAAGTGATCCATTAGAAGATAAAGAGTTTGAAAGGACTTTTGAAAGTATGTTTAAGAAGGAGATGAGGCGAAGAAATGGAATTCGAAGCGATGGAGGCTGAATATAATGAATCAAAGAAAATTGTCAGCTTTCCAACAAATGAAATTACGAGTCTCAGAGACCTGAGAAATAATTTCAAAAGATTTAGAGAGTTTTATCTCGAAGAAAACGACAAAGTAAAAAGTGTTCCTCCTTTAGTTGTTGCAACAAAGATGCAGGAACACATGACAATTGTAAAAATTAATGATCGTTTGGCTGTTTATAACATTGATAAAGGAATTTATGAAACACGAGCAGATTTCTTTCATAATGTGATTTTCTGGCTTGAACCTAGCTTTTCGGAAGCTAAATCAAATCAAGTTATCTTTCACCTTAAAAATATGGCGAAAGAAGTTGAAAGTACAACAAGCCGTGATTTAGTTCCTGTAAAAAATGGTATCTATAATAAAAAAACAAAAAAATTAGAACCTTTTTCTAACCGATATGTTTTCACTTCAACGATTGAAACAGAATATATCGAAGAAATTGAAGCACCTAATATCAATGGTTGGAATGTTGATGATTGGTTACTTGATTTAATGAGCGGAGATGAAGAACTTGTCAAATTGTTATGGCAAGTCATCTCAGCAAGTTTAAATGGGAATTATTCTTATCGCAAATCTATCTGGTTTGTCGGTGAAGGGAATGACGGTAAGGGAACATTACAACAATTAATTAGTAATTTAGTTGGATTGCAAAATGTAGCGAGTTTGAAAATCAATCAATTTTCTGAACGGTTCACACTATCGATGATTGAAGGTAAGACTGTAATCATCGGAGACGATGTTCAAGCCGGATTATATATTGATGACAGTTCAAACTTTAATAGTGTAGTCACTGGTGAACCTGTCTTTGTCGAAGAAAAAGGGAAACAACCTTATGTTTCATTTTATAAAAAGACGGTCATTCAATCTACGAATGGATTGCCTAAAGTCAGAAATAAAACAAACGGAACCTATCGACGTTTCTTAATTATTCCTTTTAGAAAAACATTTTCAGCTAAGGACGATAATTGGGCAATCAAAGATGATTACATTTTCCGTGAAGAAGTTCTCCAATACGTTTTGAAAAAAGCAATTGAATTAAACTTTGAACGATTTGATGAACCGCAAGCAACAAAGGTGATGATGCAGGAGTTCAAGGAAAAGAACAACTCAATTATTGAATTTGTCAATGAGTGGTTTCCTCAATTTAAATCAAGTGTCTTACCTGTTCGTTTCTTATGGTGGCTCTATCAAGAGTGGTGTAGAGATTCGGGTTATACAGCTTTAGCTAAAAGACAGTTTGATAATGATTTAAGTAAAAATATACCTGATAACTGGCAAAAGAAAAAAATTCGGCCTAAAGATGAGTTTTTACCTACGAATGATGTTCCAAATTATTATATTGGTTTTCGTTGGGATAGTGAAGATAAAGAAAAGCCTATATGGTGTTGGGAAACTGTTCCAACTGTTCCATAGTTGTTCCATTATTTAATAAGTCATGGAACAACTCAAAAGCCTTGATATATCTATACTTATTATCTTTTTGTTCCATTGTTCCTTTAATAAATAAGAAATAGTAAATAAAAAGATAAATATATAAATAAAAAAGGAGTGTGAAATTAATGGAACAAATGGAACAATGGTTCAAATGTTGGTATGACTGAATCGAAACTGTTCCAACTGTTCCATAACTTAACTTATGAAGTCAGAACATCAAATCCAGTCAGAAATAATGCTTGCAGTATCGCAAGCTGGAAATAAAATATTTCGCAGTAATGTTGGAAAAGTACAAACGATTGATGGCCGTTGGTTTGATACAGGATTGCCAAAAGGTCATGCGGATTTGTACGGCTTTCGCCCAGACGGTCAAGTATTTTATATTGAAGTAAAAAGTGAAACAGGTCGAGTAAGACCTGACCAAATCAATTTTTTAGAAACAATGCGTAAAAACGGCGCACTTGCAGGAATTGCACGGAGCGTTGAAGATGCAATGGAGATTATAAATGGAAAAGCACACGGAAGCTGATGAACTAGCAGAATTAATCTGCAAAAGTGGTAGATTCTCAATACATTGGCAAAGAGTATTTATCAGTCTCTTGGATTTGAACAAAGAAGAATTGTCCGAGATTATTGCGATTGCCGCTATGATGCAAAGTTTTAATAAAAACTAAATAATCATTAGGGTGTTGCAGCAAGGAACTTAATACAGTCGGTAGAGTAATGAAGCCCTCTAGGAGGTATAGCACCGACAGCCCTATTATTTTTGAGGTAGTAATATGTTCAGCAAAAATGAAATAAGGCGTGGAGATAAAATATGCTTCCGCGACACAAAATTCTTAAAAGTTATCGAAGTTACTGAC